TTATTTGTTTTTCAATTGTTTCAGTTTCTTTTTGCATTCAATTCCGACTTTTAGAGTTGAAATGACTTCAAATAATTTAATTATTACGAACGAAATTAATGCAAAAAATATAATCCAACCAAATAAAATTGATACCCAATCCCATATAAACATGTCTTTACTCCTCTACTTTTTCGTATGTTTCTTTAAAAATGTCAGGTTTGCATGGATAAAACTCGCCCTGAACTCCTTTAATAATGTAATCCCCTTCAGTCGCAATCATCATCCCTTCAAGCGTTTCGATTTTTAAAAGAGGATTGCTTGAATCAGCGTAGTCAATCCGTACTGGGTCTAGTCCAAAATCGCATAGCTCATCTATAGCTTCTTCTGTATCTAAAAACTGCACGGCCTCAATCACTACTGGTTTTTTACGGTATTTCATTTCTTGCTCCTTTCTAAGCATAAGAAAAAGCACTTAGATTTCTCTAGGTGCTTATTTATCTAATTGGTAAGCCTTTTGCGTAAGCTTCTTTAGCCTCCGCAAGTGTCATTTCATTAGGACCGCCATCTATATTAGTTTCTCCTGTATTTTGCCACTGACAGACGTCACAGATGTCATACACTGCTGTAACAGTTCCACATACTGGACAATGTACATATTCGCGACCATCAATGATCATTAAATTCTCTTTCCCAGTCTTGCTCATAATAATCAACTCCTTTTTTCGGTTTCAATATTGTTGTAATACGTTTACTACGATTATCGCCTAAAACATATATATTATTTTCTAAATCATATCGCACTCTACGCATTTCTGTATCGTAACCGAGTATATTCTCGTTTATCGTCTTAGACAACAAATTCTGTCCGATATGAAGATAATCCTCTTTTGTGATATCTCCGAACTCGACTCTATGTTTTTTATAATGACCATCAAAAGATTTCTCAGTAGGAAACTTGGACTTTGTCCATCTGATGCGGTCTTTTAGTTCCTTGTATCCCTCAACATCATTATACTTCAAATCATAGAAGCCTGCAAATGTTTTGGGCATATTTTGAGAACCTAAAACCTGTCTATAAGCTATGAACTGCTCCTTGGTTCTGCGTACTCTGTCCTTTTCCAATCGTTCAGCTTGTAGCTTGTCTTTGATAGCAGTCTGACCATACTTATCAAGCTGCTGCTTTCGCCAATCCTTGAAGGTCTGACCACTTTCAACCTCATAGCCTTTTCCTGTTTCAATATCTCTTGCATAGCGTTTCCCACCTTTTTCTAAGGCAGGAACCGTCGTACATCGACAATGAGGGTGCATAGTAGGATAATTCACACCCTTTTCTGAATCCTTAACAAGAAATACCTTACCGTCTAACTCGCCACAAATAGGGCATGTGTGAACCTCTAAGGTCGCCAGATATCTGTACTTCTTGATATTATCGTCCTGATATTCATCCAGCGTTGCCTGAGCCTGAATACCGTTCGTTTCCGTCTGCAAAACAGTCACTGCACGATTACGAGCACGTTCAAACTCAATTGCTAGAAGTTTACTGGACTGGTCTATCGGATAGCCTCGGTTTAAATCGTTGGTTACAAGCGACTCTACTCTACTAACCAGTTCGTCCATATTGCTACCCCAAACACGCTCAGAGAACCGCTTGCCTTTGAAGTTTTCGTTGATTGCCTTTTGAAGATACTCTTCTTCTAGACGCTCAGGCTTGAAATTCGGTTCTCTTTTGGTCTGCTTATGGTAGTTGTAAGCACGATTTAAGTAAGTTTCTTGGTAGGTTTGTTTGAGATGTGTTTCTATTCGCTTGTTGATTTTGCCAGTCATTTCAGCGATATCCATCTCAACGCCAGCAAACAAGGCATCTGCATTTGTTTTGACCTTTATTGACCTTGACCACTCTGTTAAATCAGGATGTTTCTTAACAAAGCTAGCAATCTCTTGCTTAGTTTTTAATTGGTCAGCCTTAGTCAGGGATAACAGATAAAATGGTAATGAGTCGCTACGATTTTTAGATACCCTCTCAAACGCCTCTAAACGCCCTGTAATGCGTTTTAGTGTTCTGCGGTATAAATTATCGATGTAGTCTATTATCTCGCTGAGGTCGTCAATCTGAGCCAGCTCATATAGCAATCTGTCTTTCTCTTCTCGGTTGAGGTCATCGAGAGATTCGATGAAAGCAATCTTCTCTTCTTTATTCAGTTTCCGACTCATGCTCTACCTCTTCCATGTCGTAGAGTTTTTCAGATTGTTCCTCTTGGTCAGCTTTCTGCAAGCGTAGTTCATCCTGCCAATCTTCTACAATTGGATTCGATTTAGCTACGTTTTCTCTTGATGTGATAGTTGCAAGAGTAGAAACTACTTGAGCCATTTCTGTATCGTTATTGATTGAGTTCCGTGTCCATGTTTGCTTGATTTTGAGCTTGTCAGACAGTCCTAGATGTCTCAAAATCATCTTAACAAGTGTGGCATATCCACTTCTGAACTGAGTTTCCATATTCCCGGCTTTTAACTCTAAAAGAGAGTAAAGGAACTTCAAAGCAACGCCTGAACTGTTCCCCAGTTTATCTGTTTCAGGATTAACCCCTTGGCCACTAATAAAGATTTGTTTCTTAGTCCGCTCTAAAATCAGATTTCTGGCTTCAGTTGGAATGTCAATAGCAATGGTTGTAACTCCTGATTGGTCTCCCATGCCGTCGTTGTCCATCTTAATCATCTTGTAGCGTTTCAAATCTTCAAGAAACTCTTGCTTGTCCTGCCCACCGTAATTTGTAAGAACAAAGATAACCTCTTGAACATCATCTGTATCATTGACAAATCCACTAAAAACTTTGTCGTAAACATCAACTAGGTCTTTGATTGGCTTCAAGTCGTTGGTCTCGATTTCGTTATTCTTGAACGGAATAAAAGGAACAAGGCCAAAATCGTGTTTAAAGCTATTGTCTCTTGAGCGGTCACCATTCATGGTATCAATCAAAGAGATTGCTTGGAATGACTCTAATTCTTCCAGCGGCTTATTTTCTTCGTGACGATAGAAAGAGCACTCTTTATCGTTCCAGTATTCGTAAACAGTATAATTCTTACCATCTGCTTCATCTATGCTAGAGTAAACTCGCAGTACCCCAATCAACTTCTTATCTAAGGACTTTGAATAGATTGGTATTACTTCTTTTGAGTCCACACAAGCATATCGAAACGAATTATCACTAGCGTCTTTCCAAACATGAAGCCAAGCGATGCCAGCGTTCCCTGCATTTACGCAAAGTTGCTTACTGATACGTTCATAATCGTCTCCTAAGACGTCTACAATCTTATCATTAACGCTTTTATCGTCCACATCGAATGTAGGCGGATAGGTCAACGCATAAGCCTTTTTCTGGTCAAGCAACAACTGATGCCAGTTGTGACTAATACGGTTGTCAGCGTTACGAAATGCATTATCTTCTGCTTTCGCTTCGTTCTCAGCGCCTTTTTTATCGGCAGGCTTACGCTTCCGTTTAATATCATTCTCGTTGCGATAGTATTTCTCGGCTTCAGCTGCTTGCATGACAAACTGTCCGTGTTTAATCATCTGCGACGAGATTATCTTTTTGATTACTTCTATTTCCAAACAGTCATACCTCCTGACTTGAATAATACTGTGTAGCAGAAATAACGCAGGGCATCCATGGCGTGGTCAAATTGCTTGATAGGTTTGTCCTCGCCATTCGCAGAGGCTTTCTCGTCCCAGACATAAGCGTGGAACTCTTTCAGCGTATTCACACAACTCTCATGCACTGCTATTTTTTCTTGACCGAGCATAGAGCCGACAAAACGAATACCTTCAAGGACATTATTTCTAGCTTTTTTGATTCTATATCCTCGCTTCTTCAATTCAGCAATGAATGAAGCAGCAGACGGGTCAATAATAATACGTTCGATGTTCGTATCTCCCAGCCAAGCAGTTAGATCATCAGCGTACTCAGCATTGGTTTTCTGTACGTTCTCGTCACGACCTGAGTAATAGTATTCCCTTGTCAAGTAATACTTGCCATTGATATCTTTTTCCCACAAAAGAAAAACGGTCGCATTTTGCGTACCGTAATCGACTGAAACATATTTGCCCAGCTTGCTCATTTCTGGCAAGGTTGATACAAGATGCTTATCTTTACTGAACATATCGTAGACAATACCTTCTGCAACCGTCCAAAGACCTTGAATGTAGCGCTGATAGAAAACACCTTGGTATTGGCTTCTATAACGCTTTTTGATGTTCTCTGAAAGAGAAAGGTTATCGTCCATGTCAAAATGCAGATAAAGCATGTTCTTTGTTTCTGCTTTGTCTATCCAATTGACTTTAAACCAATGATAAGGCCCGTCTGGGTTGCAGTTGAACCACCACTTGGACCCTGTGACAGAGCAACGTCCTGTACCTTGGTTAACAAATGACTCAGGCATAAGCGCTACTTCATCAAAGAAAATACCTGCCAGCGTCAAACCTTGAATAAGATCCTGCGAACTCTCGTCCTTACCACCAAAGATATAAAAATCATTCGACACGTCGCCTTTTGAGATTTCTATCAGGTTATCCGTCCGATGATAGACATAGCTAAAACCTCTTGACTGTATCATAACCAATAATAGCTTCAAGACGTTACGATTGAAAGAGCCGATTGTCTTTCCGCACATGGCAAAGTTCTGATGATTGAATGATGTCATCGCCCAGATAACAAAAGCTAGGCTCATAGAAACAGTCTTACCAGAACGGATAGCACCATCAGCAATAATGCCTTCTGATTCATGAACCGGAGAGTTCCAAAGCCACCAAGTCAGCACTTTCTTCTGCTTTTTGCTAAAAGGTTGGAATTTGAATGTATTGGTTTGCATTCTTAATCTAGCCAAGTTTCTTCAACCACCCCTTCTAGAGATTTAATAAAGTCATCGTCTTTAACGTCAACCTCTGATGTTCCTATTTGTTTTCTGCGTTTCTCATTTTCTAGCTTGAGCGCTTCAATACGTTCTCTTTGCTCTTTCTTATCAAGAGAATCTTTTGCATCTGTCGTAGTCAGCTTGCTGATTTGTTCAAACGCTCTAACGTTACCTTTCATGGCTTTCTGCATCATAACCATTGCTAAAGCCATTTCATTAGTCGTATCAAAACCCATATCTTCAAGTTGCTTCTTAACGCTTGGACTTGCTACATCTGCTTGCAGGATTGTCTCAAAAGCCTTTTTAAGGTTCGCTTTTTTTCTTCTAGCTTTACCAGAAGCCACTCCTGCTTTTTTTGCATTTTCTCGGCGTTCGCTCGGAGTTCGTTCTGAATTTTTTATCAAATTTTGCTCATTAGCCATCGCCTCACTTCCTTATCAAAAAAATAAATTTAACTTACTTTTTCAGCGGTTAGTCCTGTCTCTTCTTCCCAACGTTTAATGGTCCGCTCTACATACACAGGATCTAATTCCATTGCATAACCAATTCTTTCAGAACGTTCACACACCATTAATGTGGAACCTCCGCCGTTAAAGCTATCTAGTATCTTGTCGCCTTTTTTACTGGAGTTCAAAACACATCTAGCAATCAACTTCAAAGGCTTCATAGTCGGATGGATATCGTTTCTAACAGGTTTATCCTCGTAAAAGACAGTCGTCGGAGATGTATCCTGCATGGTCTTGATGTAAGAAATCAATTCGCTTTTTGTCATTTCTTTTAGATTTTCTTCATCTTCTTCAATGACAGTAGCTAGTGAGCGATTGTCCACAAAATAGTGACTCGCTCCGTCTTTCCAACCGTATAGGCAGGGTTCATGCTTCCATTGATAGTCCTGACGACCTAACACAATAGCATTCTTGACCCAGATAATAGACTGTTTCAGTAACCAACCTGTCTCTTTTACTGCAGCTCTAAAATTTAAACCTTCCGAATCTGCATGCCAGATATAGAACGCCCCTCCTGGTTTCAAGTGGTTGTTTGCAACCGCAAACGCATCTCTTAGAAACTGTCTAAAACTAACATCATCCATGCTATCGTTCATAATTGTCATGGCTTCATCAGTTCCTCCTTGATAGGCCACGTTGTAGGGCGGGTCTGTAACATATAAATCTATCACCGCACCATCAATTAACCGTGCCATATCTTCAGCAGATGTGCTATCACCACACATCAAACGGTGTCGTCCTAGCTGAAAAATATCTCCATATTCTACTTTCGGCTTCTCTTCGGAATCGATATCGGCTTCTTCTCCCGTCTCTTTTTCATCTTCTTCAAAATCATCTAAAGAAAAGTCAATATCTTCAAATCCAAACATCGTCATATCAAAACCAGTAAGTTCATCTAATTCGCTATAAAGTAGTTCAACGTCCCAATCAGCAAGTCTAAATGCCTTAATCTGTTCCTCTGTCAAATCATCTGCAATAAGAACTGGTACAGTTTTTAACCTTAAAAACTTAGCTGCCTTAAACCTTGTGTGTCCGTTTACGATTTCTCCATCTATCGTTGCGACAATCGGAACCTTAAAACCAAATTCATTTATAGAATTAGCTACTGCTTCAACTGCTTGTTCATTGTTCCTAGGGTTATTTTCGTAAGGTCTTAGCCATTCAATCGGCTTATCAACAATCTTCACTGTTTCCCTCCTCAAGAAACCAAAAAACACACATCCAAAAGATATGCGTTTCTCGGGTTATATAGTCTTTGACTTTGTTTTTTACAGCCAATTCTGTAAAAATTGGAACGACAGGATTCGAACCTGCCTACGTTTCAGACCCTTTATAGTCATATCGCTCCACCAACTGAGCTACGTTCCAACTGCAAGACGACTACTACCTTGCGTGTTAATTAGAAATAAATTTTCTGATTTATTTTTTGTAGTCGTTACGGCGATGCCCGGAATCGAACCGAAAAAGTTTGAAAATACATTGGAGAGAAAATCACTTTACGCCTGTCACCGCCAAAACGAGGCCGAAGCCTCGGAAAAATATAATAAATATAAAGGAGACATCAATGAACGAAATAGAGGAAGGGACTCGAACCCTCAACGCCTTTACGACACCCTGATATTACAGGTAACCATCTACCAATTCTGAGACCTCTATCTCTAATTATTGACACTACCATTCTAACAGATTTTTAGAACCGTGCTGTTCCAAAAAGTCCCATACGATCACTATGAGGTTAGATGACTTCTTCCAAAGCTAAGACTGCCTCATTTTTTAACCTGTAATAGGTTGTACGACTCATCTTCAAATCATAACAAACGCTATCAGCGGTACCTTTGTTGATGTAAGTCATTCTTAATACCGCCCTGTGCTTGGGATTTTTAAGCCTGTTAATCATCCTACCTAATTCAAGTTTTCTGTTAATAACCTCTTTTGCATCCTGCTCTATAGCCTCTTTCATCACTACCAACTGAGTATAGACATCATCAACTTTTCTAGTCTGTCCACCTTGGACTTTGACATTTGACCACTTAGGACTTGAGAGCAAACCTGCCTCAAGCTCATTGATTTCATCTATACGGCTTTGGATGTCCATGTCAAGGTCTTGTAATTCTTTCAATAGCTCTTTAGCCTTGTTCACTCTCTATCTCCTTTGTGATATAATAATATTATTGAGATTATAGCTGAGGCAGAGAGTGCCTTGGCTTTTTTATTTTACAAAACGCTCACTACAATCCACATTAGAGCCCAAAGAACAAGATACCAGTAAATAACTTTCCCCAGAATCTTCAACCAAGATTTTTCTGTATCACCTTTCGGATTTCCAGTAATCGCAGTAATGAGCAAGTCGATTCCGACAGCTTGCCAAAATGTTATTCTTTGGATTTCAAATGTTGCTGCAATGATATTATTCCAACCATACTGAATGACTACTCCTGCTAACCACAGACTGATAAACAAGGCTAGTATCATACCTAAGCAACCGCCTACCGCTTGTGGTAAGGTGGTTTTATTTTCATTTTGCATCTATTACCTCCAAAAGTTCTAAGATTATTCGATTCCATTCTTCAGTTGTTGTTTCTCTAAAATCAAACTGAGACATCTGTCCAGCTCTTTTGAATAATTCCCTCTTAAAGAATGAAGTTTTTCTGGAAAAATCCATATCATCTGTTTTAAATTCAGTTATGATCTTCTTTCCATATCCCTCCATCTCTACATAGACTCTTGTTTTACTATAAATAGGGAGAGGCTCAGCCCAAACACTTCCTTTCAAGTCTGATTCATCGACTTTTTTAATCATTAACGATATTTTCTTAGCTTCACTCTCTTTTTTAGCTCCACTGAAAGGGTATCTTTTCGGTCTCATTCCTTATCCTCCAAAAGCTCTGGGTTCTCGTAGATGTTACCGATGATTTCACATTTCATGTAAGCTAAATAAAGAGGTTTCCATTCTGTTTTTCGCTTTTGTAACTCATCTACAAATCTGTAAATAAAACTTGCATAAGATCCATGCCATCTTACAAGCGCTTTTCTGCCTTTGTAATCAAGGATATCCCCCTCAAAGATTTCCTTGCCGTTCTTGTCAACCAATCCTGTTGATTGCATGAGTTCGATTTCGTCAGTTTTGTAACAATAGATATCTCTATCGTCTGGTAAACCATTCTCAAAATAAACTTGTTGTGTCACTATTTCTTCGTTTTCGTAGTCAATAGCAAGAATGTCATCTGAAAAAAACATACGTTTTTCTGTTTTTATCCACGTTCTATATCTTGGTGTCATGTTAAATCCTCCTAAGCATTAACAACTGGAAAATGAATATCACCAATCACTAAAGAGCCTACGCTGTAATAATAGCCGTTATGCTCTGCTTCACAATTGGCAATAGCTACAGGGTTCTGATTATGGAAGATAGTTACTTTGTTTTTATAACCAGTTCCCCAATGGTCGGGGATTTCTTCCGGTTCTCCAATTTCAACATTAGTAATCACAGCGTCAAGTGATACATCTTGGAACTCCCCACCTGCTGAGGCACAGCAATCACTTTCAGACATTTCAATAGTGACCTTTGTGCCGTCTTCAAGCATCAAAAAGTCCTTATCCCATTTCACAATACGCTTAAAGAGCAACAATTCTTTAAGCTCTTCCAACGACCCGTACCTTGCATTTTTCCAATCAGGCTCATAATAGTCTGGTAGTTTAATAGTTTCTGTCATAGTAACACCTCATCCCCAACTTTCACTTTCTCATACACTTCCTTAGTAACTACGAACACCCCGTAATCACGAATCGTAAGCGTGTATAGTTTTCCATGTCGTCCTTTCTCGACGACCTTACCGAATATCTCAGCGCCTGCGTTATCAGCCTTGTAGATAACCATCGGCTTCTTCTCTTCCAAATCTCGAATCCTGTCCATCTGCCAGATGTTCAATCCAGCAGATAGCAGAATCCAGATTGCTATGAATCGTTTCAATTTGTGACCTCCTTTTCAACCGTGATAGTAAAATCATGATCATTTATATTTAAAGGCAAAACTGCCCCTGCTTTTGAGTCGTTTTTTAGCAAATCCAAGACAATCTCTAAAACTTGCTTACCTAAAATCAATTGTGTCTCTAAAATGTTTTGCTCATCCATCACTCTACCTCTCTTCCATGTTCTTTCAGCCACCTATCAAACCCATCAAAAACATTTTCATTTTCTTTGAGTTTGAAAATTCCACTGTATCTATCATCACAATACTCGCAATAATCGATATAGGTTCCACCGTAAAACGACATCACTCAACCTCCTCAATCTCAATCCCTTGGCAATCGAATACCCATCCGAAACCAGCTTCTTCTAGTTCTTTACGGGTGTGGGAATATATAGCATTGTTTAAACTAAAGCTTTTTGTAAAGTAATACCTTTCCAAAAGTTCTCCATAAACCAACATATTTTCTTTAATATTCCCTTTAATCTTAACCCGATACCGCTTCTCTTCCTCGACCTCATAGCCGAATTGGTGCATGTTGACGAGGGTTTGAAATGGTTTGGTATTTCCATCAATTACCCAATATTCAAATTCATTTAGCTCGCTATCATCACGCTTTTCAAAAAGCTCATAGATACATTGAAACAAACTTGTTTCAAAATCATCCTTATTCTCCTCATACCAATCCGCCACACACTGCGGAACTTTGACTGGTTGCGGTTCGTCTAGTTGATTCGCTAATTCATTCTCTACCTCTAATAAAATATAAGTACAGTCAGTGTTCGCTTGATACCCTGCTACTTTATGAATTGAACCTTTACTAAGATTTTCCAAAAAAATATTAAGTTGCTCCACCGCTGACGTTTTTGCGTTGTCAATAAATTCTATATATCGTTTCATTGTTCTAACTCCTCAACTAACCTTGTGGCTTTCCAGATTTCCAAATTCTTGGCCATGATTTACAAAATACGAACCAATCAGAATCGCATCGGCCTCGTCGTCTTTGACGTTCAGGTCGAATTCATCAGACACCTTAGCAACTGCCTGCAGCTTCATTGACTTTTTGCTTCGATCCTTGTAACTAAACTTCCAGTACTTGCGCCAGGTCGAAACGTTCACGAAGTACACATTGTCAGCAATCAGTCGGCCAAGAATGATACCTGTCACAATTCCAATACTGATCATAGACTGCTGATTTGGCCCCATGACCGAGTTCTTCTCGACCACAATCGATTCAAAATGGCAGTCGTACTTCTGGAGCGCTCTCGATTGAATGGCTCGCAATTCACTAGCCATGAATCGCCCACGTTCAAAGAACGATTTGCTTTTATGTTTTAAGACACCACTCTGGACAAGGTCAGAGCCGTGAAATACGGCCCAGCCTGTCGCAGTAGTTGAAATGTCTAACGATAATGTCAGAGATTTCATTGCAGTTCTCCCTTGAATCCACAGAGATCAAATAGGTTTCGTTTATTACTCTCAATAAACTCAAAGAACTTCTGAAGTTCGGCCAAGTGACGCTTTTCTCTCTTGATTCCAAGGCTCGTATGATACTCTGTCGGCATTTTAGGTGTCGCCTTAATATCTAACCAGTAGAGAGGCTCAAACACGTCGCCACTTGTATCAAGAGAAGCATCTGCATCTGTATTTCTAAAATGCATCTGCATATCATATTCAATTTTATTGGTGATCGTGATGGTCTTGTCCACGATTTCAAGTGTGATATCTGTTCCTGGTATATCGATTTTATTTAGCATTTATTTTCTCCTTTTAAAAAAGTGTTGTTTGCAATAAAACTTTCACGTAATCGCCTTTTTCAAGTTTCATATTTCTGACCAAACCCCCACGCCTGCCAAATTGTGAGCAAGGCAAGCGTGAGTGAAATTCTTTGCGTCATTCGTCCAACGTCACATAAAGTGTCACTGACGCATTTTCTAGTTCGCAGTTTTACAAGAATGCACGGCTTGTTGGTTTTTGAGTTGTTTCCAAAATGGAAATAGTTGGTTTTGGTTATTTTTTTATCTTTTCTTTTGATTTGATACTTCTTATATTGTTCTCTGAGGGAACTTTGTAAATAATCAATGCTGATGTATGCCAATATTCAGCGCTGACTCCACTGTCAGCAACGGCAGATACGTTTGATTGAAATTTGATGTCAATCAACTCAATGTCTGGATTCTCTTCAAACCAGCTATTTATTTGATCATCAATCGCCTCGTCAGATGGGTAGTCGCATGATAAAAATACTGTTTTAATCATTCTCTTTCCTCGCTTTTTAATTTAATAATCACTTTCAATCAAGTTACTCGCTGGATTTCTTCGTCTGAAGCATTTTCTTTCATCAACTTCAGCGCAACATCTTCCATGCTTTGAAACGCTCCGATATACTCATCGAACTCTCTACACGTCTCGCAGTAATCTGGTTCTTCGTATCGACCCAACGTATACCAGCCACCAAGATGACTTTCGTAGAGATGAATCATCAAATCACCTCCACACGCTGGCTCAAAGCTTTTGTTTTGCAGTATTCACAATGACCACATGGTGTTGCCCATTCTTTACCTTTTTTAACATCGTCAAGATGCTTAATAAGCATAGATAACTCAGATAACTCATACTCGAGTTTTTCCTGCGATTGGAAAACAATCGCTCTGGTATCAGGGGTCGTCTCTTTTGTCACTGCGTAGATGATAGGGGTGAACTTTTTGCCATACTTCTCTTCTAGCATTTTCTTATACGCTGCCATCTGCAAGATATATCCCCAAGCTTCGAACCAGCGGACTTGAATATTTCGCCCGCTTGCTTCATCCTGAACCCAAACCATGCTGTCAATGTCAGATTTCGTGGTCTTAATATCCACGAAATACCCTTTTTCAACATTGAGACAGTCAATCTTGCCTTTAAATTCCACTCCTTCGATTTCGCCTGTGACAGCAACCTCTTTCTGACCGACATAATACTCCATAAATTGCTTGTCAGCTTCCAGTCGCTCGATCATTCGCTGGCCGACTAAGAAGTCAGATTTTAACTGACCTTTGGTTTTCCCGGTTTTCGAAATCATGACATCTGCATTTTCACCCATGAACTTCTTGTGTGCTTCTGGGCTTTCAAAATAGCTGTGAACCATGTTACCAACTAAAAGAGCTGTGTTATCTCGTTGGTCTTCCCACTCTCCCTCTAGCTCTGCCAATGCCCGTGCTTCGCACTCCCTAAATCGCTTGTATTGCGAGATGGACCAGTAGCGACGTGCGGAATCTACCGAGTAGTAATCTTTTCCAAGTAAATCCATTGTCATTTCATCTCCACCTTTACTGATTTTGTTTGTGGCTCAAATTGAACGCCGTGAGCATTGAGCCATTCTTTAAATTGCTCCTTTGTTTCCTTTGCATTTTCTGCCGGGAAAATTAAATCTACAGTAAATTTGTAACCATATTTTTTAACCCCCTCCTCAGAAGCCATATTTTGCGATTTTTGGTCTGTTTCTTTCTCTGGGGTGCAATTGCCCCCTGAACTGGTTTCAGACTCAAATTCAGGCTGATTTTGGGCGCAGAATCGACTCTGAGCTTCTTGTTCTGCTTCTGCTTTAGTCCGTCTAAGCTCATCTGCGTCTGCATGTAAGATATCGATAGTATCCAAAGCGGAGCGACCCTCTCTTAGCAAATCAACGTACTTTTCAGGGTTCAAACCTTTAGCCACCGCGATAGCAGTCATTTCATCTATACGCTTTTTCAATTCGTCTTCCGCTTTAGCTCGTTCAGCTAATGCCTTGTCATCAAGAATTGCTTGCAAAACATCAGCAAGTTTTGCTCCCTCATCATATCTGCGAACGTAGACAGTAGGCCCGAAACCAGCTTTAGCTGCCGCTTCTGTAATCTGGATAAGTCCAGCTTCACGTTGTTGCTTCTTAGTAGCTTCTTCTGCAACCAATCCGACAATCATCTTAGAAGTAGCTTGATTGATTCGCACATTGTCGGCCATAAAACACTTCTTCTTGCTGAAATCGTCAAAGTAAATAGCAAATAATTTGATGTCAAGTTCTGTACCACTTTCTGCAATTGCAGATTCAAAAGCTTCTCTGACCGTTTCCTTTCGGGCTTCTGTTTCTCTCTCCTCAAACTCCCTGATTTGATTTTTAATGTCTGTCTGCAAAGTTTTGATAGGAACTAATATGCTATCAACCCAAGCCTTTACTTCATCGAGAGGTTTAGAGTATTCTGAAAGCTGGTTTTTAAGTTCTTGTTCTATCCGACGCTGTACTCGTCCCAATTCGTCTTTAACCTTGGTATCATCTGACAAGGTTTCTTCCGTCACGATATAGCCAGCGTATTTATTTTGATAAGCTACTAAAGCTTGTTCCAAAACTTCTTTACCTTGAATTTCGATTTCAGCGGCTTTTAGAACAAAACCAATCTCTAGATCTGTTACCGGAACAAGTTCTAAGCTATCCGTCACATCTTTTAATTCTTCAGTCATTTTAGAAATCCTCCCCTTCTAGCATGTCCATTGGACCATTTTCTGGCTCATGGTCAATTACTTCGTCAGTTTCTTGATCAAAATCTGGAATCTCATCTGCTGGGTAGCTTGTATCTGTGGTCGTCAACTCCTGGTTGATAACCTCTTTTTGTAGTTTTTCAGTCACTTCTTCAGAAGCTCCAAGGATGCTATCTAATGTTTCAGCCTCTTCTCTCACTGGTTCAGCTTCTTTCATTTGACGACCATTGTCATACTCGTCAGCAATTGTGTTATTGATTGCTCCAGCGAACAAGTCGCTGTCATTGCTTGTGTTGATAAACATTTTAGCCGCACGATTGATAACTGTTCTCATAGCCATCTGGTCAGGGAAGTCGATTTGGACATTTTTCGTTTTCGTTTTAGACCAAGACTTGTCAATTTGTTTTTTAGTCATGACTTCAAAGAACTCTTCTCCATCCGTTCGAGTGATGATGCAATAAGCAGCAATTATTGGATTATCTGCGTTCCGCCAATCTGTCTCATGCTTGACTAACTTTTTACGCCCGTTTTCAACTGCTACATCTAGCGTATCGCCTTCGTAAACAACATTTGCAGTAACGTCTTTCACCTCTTGCAAATCTTTAGTAACTTTAATGGTCCCAAAATAAGACATTCTCAATTGGACGTCAGAGCCGTATTTGATAAAGTAACATTGCTTTTTAGCTGGGCTCAAACCTTGAGTCACCATTTCCAGCAATGCATTATAAACACTATCTTGTGTACATTGCTGAAGCAAATTCCCACTATTTGAATTTTTTAGCGCATAGTATGCTGAGCTCAGGGCGTTGCTCACACTGTAATTTGGAGCAATCAGCAATCCCTCGCCTTTCATGGCTTCGATTCGATTAGCTACGTTTGATGTAACTTGCTTCTGTGTCAATTCATTCGTCATTTTTTATTTCTCCTTATACTGTATAAAGCTCTTCGCCTGTTTCATCGTCACAAATTCCTAGGCCACCAAGTTCTCTAACTTCTCTAGCGAAACGGTTCCAGTGTTCTACATTTTGAAAATATGTTGATTCTGATATTTGTTCGTAACTCATTTTCTTCTTCCTTTCGTCTTCTTCAAATTCCAATTTTCACGTTTTATACGTCTATTTTCGTTTTGTAATTTCAAAATAATATTTTGTTGGTTGTTGATGATTTCTCCGAGCTCAATTCCAAGATGCATATACTCAGCTCGCCAGTTGTCGATTTCTGCAAGTAGTTCTTCAATCATACTTCATCACCCACATATCGACGTCGACCGCATCCGATATCCACATACTCGCTAGGGTCAAGTTCTTCTCGTGGTTCAGGCGGCTGCATTATATCTCTGTCGTAATCAAACATGCGCATACACCTTTCCGAGTTCCAGAACTCGCTTCACATATCTAGCCTTGGATGTTAGCCCAAGATCCAGTAATTCGTTTTTTTCTTCATGATTGGCCAAAAGCCATACACGGTTTTCAAGTTCAATTCTAGTCATTAGCGTCTCCTTCGCCCTATCCCAAATACTTTGTATAGCGTTCTCTTCGTGGTTCTGGCAAGGCTAATGGCTCAGGTCGCAAACCTACAGGCGGTTCATTATCAAACGTAAAACCTTTGAACTCCCGACGGATATTCTTACGGATTTGTTCTCTTTCAATCTCACGACCCATTTCAAGCAATTCATCACAAGTTCTAATCACTTGCGTATCATACTCTTCTTGCAATCGTCTTTCTTCCTCTTCCTGTTTCTCCATCTGATGAACTAGGATTCCTGCGCTAATAAATCCCAAAATCACTGCGCCAGTTCCTAAAAGCTGGTTGATTAATGGTGGTTCAAACATTATTCTTCCTCCTGATTTTCCTGATTTTCTACTGCATATCTCATATTTAAGCCCCTTTCTGTAACTCTCGATCGTTCATTCCTAGAATAATGTCATAGTACGAATGACCGGCAGGGATGACATATCCTGTTAAGTCTTCAACGACCGAACCATCTGCCATAATGTTTACAATTCTTGGTTTCCATTGCTCTTTTTTATTTTTCATGTTATAATTTCCTTGAATAATTTTGTTGAGCGCCTGATTGCCGTCAGGTGCTTTTTTGTATTTATTTTTCTACCCTCTCTTTTATTTATTTAGAGAAGTAGGACTTATTGTTAATTAATATTTATTGTTAGTTAATACTTGTTGTTAGTTAATATTTATTAGTGCCTAAATTTTCTGATTTGTAAAATACAGATTTGTAAAATACAGATTTGTAAAAATCGGAAATGTAAATTCTAACCTGTGGATAACTTAGATATGCTTTCATTCAATCTCTGTTTCATGATTTCAAATTGAAAATCGGATATTTTTGTGTCTGAGAAAAATCTGAAAACACGAACCCCTTTACCACGCCCCATGCCTTTTTTAACAATTCGTAGGTAGTCATTTTTTTCTAATATCTTGAAGTAGCTATCAACTGTGTCTCGACTAACACCTTTCCGCTTAGCTATCTCTTCTGGATAGACTTGCCAGTTTGGGTGATTAGCCATCACCACCATCATGATGCCAACAGCTGTAAAATCTAGTGCAGGATCGTTGATAAAGCTATTACTAACAGCAGTATAATTTTCAGTCGCATTCTTGAAAGATAAATTGACAATCTAAATTTTTAAAGTCTGTCATAACTCCTCCTTTTTAAATCTGTTATAATCGACTTATCCACAACGAAAGGAGGATAAGTGTATGGCTTTAATGACCACCGCTGAGTTGAATTGTCTTCACTGTGGGAATACTTTCCCAATCAGTATGTACGACAAACCAAAGAGCATTAGTTGCATCTTCTGTCTCGCTAAAGTTGAAGATGATATGATTGACAAAATCTATAATGCTGCTTTAACGGTAGCTGACTTAAACTCTCATTTCATCAAGTATCATGATGAAAGAAATGAAGATTTGTTTCAGCTACACCTTACAACTCAGGAAGTAGCCTTACGGCACTGTGATACTCTGTAATACTCACTAGTAAACTAGGTAACAATTTCTGAGTATCTACAATCTCATCTAAGGCTTTCATTGTTTCAGATAAGCGCTCCTCGCCTATTTGAGAAATAATGAAAGCTCTTTTTTTGTTCAAAGAGTTCAGTTTTTCCTCCATGGTTATCTCCTTTAATCCTAAGACGGTAGTTTCAGAAAATCCGAAACGTTGTCTAAAAAAATATCGTCTACTGAAACATCTAGCGCACTAGCTAGTTTTTTTATATTTTCATAACTAGCTCTACGCAATTTTTTGACATCATTTTCATAACTCATTATAGTACGCGATGTTATGCCAGTTTCCTTCGCTAATTCTTCTTGAGTCATCCCACGAAAGCGTCGCAAAGTTTTTAATGTGTTCGCCATCTATTGCTCCTTTCTTGATTATGTCTTAATTATACACTTCGGTTTTTCCGAAGTCAAGCATTTTACTTCATTTTTTTCGAAATTTTTTTCTCTTTTTGTTTGTAACGTTTCGGATAAAGTGATATTATATAGTAAAAGAAAAATACGAAAGGTATTTCACGTCATGGAGAACCAAAACAATTATTTTGCTTCTAATCTTAAATTTCTACGTCAAAAATACCAAATGGAACAAATTGACTTAGCTAATAGATTAGGAAGAAAAAGTTCCTCTTCAGTAAGCGAATGGGAGAGAGGGAAGTATACTCCCAAAGCGGGCGTTTTAAATGATATTTCTAGAATATTCAATGTTTCGTTATCGGAACTGATGACCAAAGACTTATCTGACACTTCCTCTCCCTGGACAGATAACCCAGCAGATGATATCGATAAAATCATAGACCGTGCTATGTTCTTCGATGGAAAACCTCTAACCGATGATGATCGTCGAGCTCTCCGTGGAATAATCTCAGGGTATATGAATAGCAAAGGAGATTGAAATGTCTCACAAAAATCAAATTGAAATCTATCAATTTAACAGTCGTGCAAAATACTGGCTAGTTCGAGCAGAGGGCGGAAAGTATTACGATGATTTTAAATACAACCACTTCATCTCTATTCATCACAACCAGGTTACGCTTGCAGATTTGCAAACAACAGACTTACTCCTCACAACAGAAAAAACTATAGAGCACTACAAGCAACAAATAGCAAGAGTGTATCAAGACAGAAGTCTATCAAAACACCAAATTACATTTACTGCTAAACGACTCTATAGCTTTGTAGAAGATATGAGTGTAGGAGATTACGTCGTAGTTCCATCATTTAAGTCTAACTATTTCTTGATTGGACAAATTACAAGCGATGTCTATGAAAAAGATATGCCAGAAGGACAAGTGACCCTAAATCATGGTTATGAACAATCTGATGATATCAAACGTCGAAACGTCAAATGGATCAATGAAGTTCCACGCAGGAAAGTAAACCCAAAGTTTCTATATAGCACACTGACTGTCCATCACACTATCTTTAATATCACGGATTTATCTAAATATATCGATGGTCTCATATCTCCACTTTACTTCAAAGATGGGAAATTACACCTTCAGTTGAGGGTTAATACTAATGAACCTATCACATCCAGTATGTGGAAAAATCTCTATTCTATTATCGATGAATATAAAAATCCTGAAATTAATGAGGAAATCGTTGCCACTTCTAACGTAGAGAGCCCAGGAGATATAAATCTACAATCCATAAGTCAATTCATATCAGATAATCATTGGATGCTGAACTCAGGATTAATAGGTATTGGTCTCTTATTCGGAGATATTGATATCAAAGGCATCACAGTTAAAGGAGTTTTTCCATATCTACGAGAAAGAAAAATAGCCAGCTTGGAAGAACGCAAACTGACTGTAGAAGTTGAGACGATGGAAAAAGATGCCAAGCTGAAAGATGTACAGCGAGAAATTGAAATGGAAAAAGCTCACAAAGAACTAGAATTACTAAGAAATGTCAGAGCTTTTGAAATAACCGTTGACTCTCCTAATGTCTCTTACGAAAACGTACCCCAAACGCAAATGGATTCCGATGAGAATCAGGGTGAGGGATGATTTTTACGACTAGAATAAAAATCACAAAGGTTATTAAAATAATACCCCTGTCTAAAAAAGTAAGAGTGAGGGAAAAAATAGAATACAACAATAAATATCCCCAAAGGATTTGAATGTTTTTCATACCAACTCCTCCTCTTTGTTTTTTCAATTTGATTTTAGCAAAAACAAACTGATTAGTAAAGGAATTTTGCGAGAAAATATGACAGAAAAAGAATTATTAGATCTCCATAAGGTTACTTTGCGCGAGTTTACCAGCCAACAATGGTCAAGGAATGGCTTCTATGATGATATAAATAGAATCGTCTACATCAACGCCGATTTAAGCTCAGACGAAAGGCGAAAAGTCCTTTTTCATGAACTCGGTCATCTAGACCACTTCCGTAGCCTATATCAAAACGCTCCTTTACTGTGCGAAAATGAAGCGAATCGTTACATGATTCAAAATCTGGTAGCCGAAGAGATAGCTGAATATGGAGTCGAAAGTTTTAATAGCGTCCGATTTATGGAGCGCTATCAACTAAAAACAGTTACTGATGAGGTTATGATTCAAGACGAATTCTATAAACAAGTTAGTAACATGTAAAAAATCCCCACACTCTCCATCGCCAAACTTTGAGTGTGAGGAACTTCAGTACAAGAAAAAAAGCATTAAAAAGCTCTTTTTCTTGTACCCATTTTATCAAAAAAGAGGTACAAATTCAATGATAACTACAAATAAAGTCGCAATCTATGTTAGGGTGTCTACCACATCTCAGGCAGAAGAGGGCTACTCAATCGAGGAGCAAAAAGACAAGTTAGAGACTTACTGTAAAATCAAAGACTGGAGCGTGTACGACGTGTACACTGACGGAGGTTTCTCAGGATCCAATACGAACCGCCCAGCTATTGAAAGATTGATAAAAGATGCCAAAAATAAGAAGTTTGATACCGTCCTAGTCTATAAACTGGACCGTCTGAGCCGTAGTCAAAAAGACACCCTTTATCTGATTGAAGATATTTTCATAAAGAATAATATAGCATTTTTAAGCCTACAGGAAAATTTTGATACCTCTACTCCTTTTGGCAAAGCTATGATTGGGCTCTTGAGTGTCTTCGCTCAGCTGGAAAGGGAGCAAATCAAGGAACGTATGCAACTTGGAAAAATAGGACGGGCCAAGGCTGGTAAGTCTATGATGTGGGCCATAACATCTTACGGCTATGATTATCACAGAGGAACAGGAGAGGTAACTATCAATCCAGCTCAGGCTCTGGCTGTTAAATTTATTTTCGAGAGCTATCTTTCAGGCCGTTCCATCACAAAATTAAGAGATGACCTAAATGAGAAATTTCCCAAAGAAATTAATTGGAGCTATAGAGCTGTCAGAGCAATCTTAGACAACCCTGTCTACTGTGGATACAATAAGTACTCAGGAAAAATCTACAAGGGCAATCATGAGCCGATTATATCAAAAGAGGACTATGACAAGACTCAAGCTGAGCTCAAAATCAGACAAAGGACTGCTGCTGAAAATGTCAACCCTAGACCATTTCAGGCTAAGTACATTCTATCTGGTATCGCCCAATGTGGATATTGTGGGGCTCCTTTAAAAATTATATTAGGTGTAAAGAGAAAAGATGGGAGCAGATTTAAAAAATATGAATGCCATCAAAGGCACCCAAGAACGTTGAGAGGCGTGACTACCTATAACGATAACAAGAAATGTAACTCAGGATTTTACTACAAAGACGAGCTAGAGGCCTATGTACTAAAAGAAATCAGCAAACTGCAAGATGACGCTGATTACCTGGACAAAATATTTTCAGGAGACAATGCTGAGACCATAGACCGTGAGAGCTACAAGAGACAAATAGAGGAGCTATCAAAGAAATTGAGCAGACTCAACGATCTATACATAGATGACCGCATTACCCTTGAAGAATTACAGAGCAAGTCAGCCGAATTTATAAGCATGAGGGCTACTCTTGAGACTGAACTGGAAAACGATCCAGCGCTAAAGAAAGACAAAAGAAAGACTGACATGAGGAAACTGCTAAACGCTGAGAAAGTCTTCTCAATGGACTACGAAAGTCAAAAGGTGCTTGTTAGAGGGCTTGTAAACAAGGTCAGGGTAACAGCAGAGGACATTGTCATCAAGTGGAAAATATAA